ACGGATGTGTCAACCAGGTTAAATGTTCCTTGACTTGTTGGTGCGCCGGATGAATACGCTTGCAATGTTACCACGTTAGTATTCTCGGTGAAAATACTTTCGTTTTTAACATCGGGTTCAAACGAAACCAAATTGTCGGCGATGGTTTTGTTTTCGAATAAAAGTTCCTCCAATACGGGTTCGTATGCCTTACCGCGTATATCAACGATAGTTGCTGAAATTGCCATTTTATTTTATTTTAGATTTTAAAGATTTCTTGTCTTGTTGATCGGTTTCCTCGATTTCATCCGGGAACCTGGTTTGCAAATGTTCCAATTGTTCCTGGCTTAAATTCGATTCCGATGTGAACGGGTTTGATCCTTTGCCATAGGCCCAAATCTCAATCCCGTCTTTTATTTTCAATGCCATGATTAAAATGTTTTTTGTGCGCGGAACTTTTCCAACGGCGACAATTCATCAAATGATTTCACCGGTTCAACGGGTGATTGAATGGATGAATTCGCGATGGTTTCCACCAGGTGAAACATTTGTTTCAAGGTTTCCGATTGTTTTGCGATGGTGTTTTTTTGCTCGTCAATGGTTGACCTCAATTCGGCGATGTCGGTTTTGGCGGTTGCCATTTCGGAAAACATTCCAGGAAGTTTTTTCATTGCCTCAACTTCAACCTCAACAACGGGCGCCGCTTCGGGTTTCATTACTTCGGTAATCAATCCGCCGGCAACAACGATTTTGGTTCCATCCTCGAATTCGTGTTCGCCATCCGGTGCCGGTTGGCCGTTCAATGTAACCGATCCGCCAACTTCGATTTTGTCAACTTCGACAATGGCGCCGGATTTCAATTTGTATTCCGCAAACTTTAACGGCTCGGCCGGTGCCGGTACGGCGACTTGCTTTTCTTCGTCCCCGAATATCATTGTTCTGATTTTTTCAACTGCTTCTTTGGGTGTCATGTGATTGTCTTTTTTGATTGTGTACGTTTTTAAAACTTTGTTGAATTTAAAATGTCAACTATTTTTTGGAATTGTTCCGCGTATTCATCTTTTTTCTTCATTCCGAAATTACCTTCAACGGAAAATCCTTTGATGAATCCGTCTTTTATCATTTGCCACGCGACCGGATTTTCAACATACATTGAACCAAACAACGTTCCGTCCGCCAAATCCTCAAACCCTTTCATTGGACGGATGCCGCGCGACTTATCCGATTGGAAAACTTCGAACAATGTAACCCCTGGAACCTTCATATCGGCATTGTGCATCAAATTAACATTGTTGTGAAATCCTTTTTTCGCCATTTTGATGGCAATTTTCTTGATTGTTTCCGGCGAAAAAAACACCTCATAATCCCCCATTTCCGGATCGGTTCGGAAAATGCGTTGATTTGCAATCATCAACGGCCCGGATATTATGCGCTTTTCCTCGTCCTGGATTGCGAATCCCTTGCGGTCGATTTGCGCCAATTTACGTTCGGCCCATGCGATGCCTTCGTCCCCTCCCCAACTCAACCACATCAACCGGCCGCATCCCTCACCCAATGGCCTATCACTATTTTGGCGATGGCGTTGAAATGCCGACATCCTGGCGATGGTTTCACGTGTTAATTTTTCGCGGTTTGCCAATTGATTCGCACGGATTTTACCGGTCGATTCGCCACAATCACCCCACCCGTTTTCCTCTGCCCATCTTAACGCGGTTTTCGCATTCTCAACGGCCGCCTCCGGATAATCGTTCCATGATTCCGCGAATTCGCCGTCATGGTACAAATAAACGCTATCATCCGAATGAACGGCCCCGGACATCAAACGCCCATCCGCGTCCAAATGCGTTGGCCCGTTGTATGGTTTGCCGTCCTTTGTGTAGTGCGTGACACCCTCCGCGAAATGTTGTTCCCAAATCGATGAACAAATCGCAACGGCTTGCCCGGCGTCCTTGCCCTCATTTACCACGTACGAAATGCAACGCGGAATAAATGCGTCTTTGCCCTCTCCCTTTGTTGGCTCAACAAATTGATCATTGAACTTCACGAAATCTTTTTTGATGGCAGGACGATCGACCAACGCGATGAAATCGACCATTAAATCTGATTCAACATCCTCATCAATTAACATTTCATAAACCGGTAATTTTTTCATTCTATATTTTTTTATTTATTTTATCCTAATCTCGCCGCCCTTTGCAAACGTACATTCCTTTCGTCACTATTGCGAATGTCCGAATCTAAAACGTACGCCCTATTTACCCCACCGGCGGCGGCGTTTCCGATGTTTTGGATTGTGGATGAACTCAATGTCGTTGCGGTCGCTTGCGGTGAAACGGGCGCCGGTATGCTCGACATCGTTGGCGCTGCGGCCCCTCCACCTCCGCCCCCTGGAACCTGCGTCCGCCCAATATTCCTAACGGCCGAAAATCCGGACGCCAATATTGTCGCAACCGATGCAACCTTTTGAATAGTTCCGAATGGTTCTGGGATGATTGTTTTATTCCGCAATACCTCGGTCACGCCCAAATAGGTGTTAATTAACGCCTGCGAAATCGCCAACGCCTTACCCGCGATCGTTTGTTTTCCGACAACATCACCCAACGCCCCTAATGCCTCGCCGGTCATTTTGTAGGTGTCGCGTTTTTGTTGTTCGAATAACTTTGCCGTGTCCGCTGCCTCCTTATCCTTTATGATTATTTTATCCTTTAAATCCAGTGTTTTTTTAGCATCGGCTTCCGTCTTTTCCCATTCGGCGGCCATGAACGCGTCATCCTCTTGTTGTTGCTTTGCGGCGTCTGCTTTTTCCTTTTCGGTTTGTTGTTGTGCTAATTTTATATTATTGTCAGATATTTCCTTTTGTGTTTCATATTGGATTTTTACCAATGCCAGGCGATCCTTTTCCTCTTGTTCCGCGATTGCTTTCTTTTTGTCCGCCTCCTCTTTACGTTTCGCGACGCGTTTATCACTTTCCTCCTTTTCAATCGACGTAATTTGCGATTGTGTTTTTTTGGAAATTTTCGCCATCGATGCCGCTTCATTTTCCGCGGCGATGATCATGGAATCGATCGCAGACAGTTTTTCCTTGTCCACGTTTTTCATGTTCATCAATTCCATCCTGGCCGCCTTCAACTGCTCGATTGATCCTTCGCGGATCTTGGCAATCAAATCACCACGCGCGCCCATCTCGATGGCCATCGCCTCCATTGTCAGCCGCGCTTTCGTTTGATTGATTTCAATCACCTTTTGCGATTCTTCTTTTTCAATCCTGGCGGCTTCCCTTAATGCCGTGATCCGGTCCCGGATTGGTAAATTTGCATCCGACGCAATTTCGCGCGCATCTTGCAATTTACGATTAGCTTCCGCCGTAGCGATTGCGGAATTCTTTTGCGCGTCCTCCAAATCATCCAATGCCTCGGTGATTTCGCCGAATCTTTGCGCCGTTTGTTCCGTAGTAACGCCTAATGCCGATAATGCGCCGATTAATCCGCCGGTGATGTTTTCTATCAGCCAAACGAAACCATCGATTAATGGCGTTAAAATGCCATTAATGAACGTATTGAAAACGCCGGACAATGTACCGAATGCCTTCCCCAACGAATCGGAAACGCCTTCCATTTGTTTGAACTTTTGGAATAGCGCAACAACCAACCCGGCCATCAATGCAAAAACCCCAATGATCGGATTGGCTTTCAAGATATTAAACGCTTGCGTCAACGCGCCCACCCCTTGCGATGCCTGGCCCAATGCCGGCGATAATGCGCCCAATTCGCCCTTTAATTTGCCGAATGATCCACCGACCTCTTTTGTTTGATTGGATGCGCCCTTTAACGCGTCTTGCGTTTTGCCTATCTTCTCCGCCGAATTCCCCGTGTCAACTTGTAATTGCGCTTTTATATTTATGTCCGCCATTAGTATATTCTATTAATTATTTTAAGTAATTCTACCGAACAAACATCTTCATTCGTCGCGTTAAAATCCGTGATCTTGTTTAACCGAAACAACACCCCATCGATCCAAATCAACCGGGCGAAATCAAGTTTATAAATATCCTTGTATGCCAATTTCATGGTACATGTCAACAACCGGGAATCCTTGTCGGTGATTTCCGCCATGTATGTTGACCAATACGTATTGAATAAATTGTTCGCCGTGTACGTGGCAATGGTGAACGATAATTCTTGCGGCGGCGCGAAACACAAATCAAACGTTGGGTTAACGGGATCGTTCAAATGTCCGGCGTAACCATACGCGTTGAATGATGCGATCACACTTCCGGCGATTCCGTTTCGCATGTTCCAATTAGTTACCCCGGTGATTTTCTTGGCTTGCATGATTCGAATCACCGAATCGATGCGATCCTCTTTCGTGTTTTCGTTCGATAGTTTGTAGATTGATGATATTGTTTTATCAACCCCGGAAACCCTTGTTAATACCGAATTGGCGAAAATCAATTCAACGGATTGCGTTTCCTTTGCGAACTCGAAACCAGTGTCGAAAATATAATCGCCATAACCTTCATTGAACTTTTTGCGATAATTTTCCGAATAAAAATCGTTGTCCTGGCGATATTTATAATTGTAATAACGGGAATTTAATTCCGACATCGGTTTGATTCGCATCGGTTTCGACCGGTCAACCTTCAACGACCAATCCACCGATGTTGCATCCTCGTAAAATGTAACGAACGGCAAAACCTTTAATTTTTTATCCGTTTCGTAATCTTCGAAAACATAAAGATTGAACATTTTACAAATCGTAGAAAAAAATTCCCTTTGAAAAATCCCCTTCGGAATTGTATCATTCACGGCGATGGTGTCGCCATATCCAACCGATACCTGGCCCGGCGTCAATAGTTCGATTTGAAATAGTGTTCCGGTGCTGATGGTGTAGTCGCTAATATTGGCGCTTATCTGGACGCTGAAATAATCCGTTGGATTAATCGTTATGTTGTTAACCGATAAATTCAAAATCGTTGCATATCCCGGTGTATAGGATACCACATCGGCGGCGGTTGAAATCGTTGTTCCGTTTTGTTGCAAGTTAACCCGGAACGTATTCAATACCGGATCGATGGCGTTGATCACGGCGTCTATTTCCAGGATTATATTCGTAGTTATTGTGGATGCTCCGCCATACGTGAAAATCGTATTTCCACCGCTTGCCGTGAAATCCCCGGCGGTTGTAACGGAAAAAACAACCGGTTGCGCCGATGTGTAGTTCGTTGTCGTTGGTGTCGCCTTGAATGCCGTTGTGTTATATCGATAGAGGTTTTTTTGATTGTGCGGAATTATCAACCGATTGAACAACGCCGATGATAAGGCCGGGAAATCCCATGTGTAACCGGATTCGGTGATTGTCTTTTCCAATATTTCCCGTACGTATAGCGCCGGGCGGAACGTATCAAAACTGAAATCCACTTTCCCGGTGGACGCCGCGCCGTAATCAATCAACGGAAAATACAACCCCGAACCGGCGATGGTGTCCCATGAATTTCCGATGTTAGTATACGTCCATGTAGTGTTGTATGCGCTGAAATCTAAATCCTCGATTTTCGAATTCCCCAAAGCCGAAATAAATCCACCCAATGTTCCGAACACCGCGCATTCGTATTCAATGAATCCATCGTCAACGATTATTTCCAGGATTCGGAAAACCCCTTTGAACACTTGCATATTGTCCGCGAAAATGATGGCATCCGCCGCGACCGCCGGATTGAAATTTGCGCCGATGTTTGTTTCGGCCGGATTGTAATCGTTGCGCGCGTTCGTGTTGAAAATGTTTCCGAATATTTTATTGTTGTTTTTCGTCCCCGGCAAAACAATCGTTTTCGAAAACGTTGTGTTCTTGGCGCCGAAATCCTTAATATCATCAATCGACATCGTTAGAAATGTGCTGAATGATTCGTTGATGTCGATTTCTTGTTTTTCTACGAATAGTTGAATCATTGGAATTGCGTTTTGTATGTTGCCCCGAAATCAACTTCAATCATCAAGTTCACCATACCATCGACAATGTGTTCCTTGAATTCGTAATTGTTAGCCGTAATAACAACCGGATACAATTCCCCCTCGTCCTCGACATAAACCTCCGGCGATGTCACCAATTGCGCCAACCATTGATACTGCGCATCCGATAACCAATCGGTATTCAAACGCAATTTTTCGCGGAACCTTCCGGCGAATTGCGTTGTTTGCTTGTACATGGTATAGTTATTCAATACCGAAACGGCGCCGGATGAACTCACGCGATACGGCAATTGTTTCCAGGTCTTGCGTTCGATGTCGTATGTTTTACGCGATACTTTATTGAACATCATTGATTCGTATCCGCCCCATTTGTTTAGGAAATGAACGAAATAATTTTTATACAACCCCGAACAAATTATGGATACCTGGTAAGTTTTCGAACCGATTTGAACCGAATATCCGGTCGTTGATGTAGTGAAATTGCCGGGATAATCATCATTGATGGCGGACGGTGATATGTTGATCAACTGCATTGTATTCGCTGCCGTTGGTGTTATGGTTTTCGTCCTGGTGGATGTTCCACCCGTTACAACAACATTAAACGCCGTTGATACCTCGGCGAAATATGGGATGAAATAGTTCCCCGTTGTGAATGTTAGTTCGATTGGCGCCGGACGATCGGAAATAACATCGTCATCGTAATTCGATAAAGATTCGAAACCCGGAAACCGGCCGTTGTAATAATTGAAAAATACCCGTGATGAATCGGTTACCAATACGGCCGATGTCGTCGTTCCGTATTCCTCGCGGATTTTCACCACGCATGAAACGCGCCATTCGCCTTCCCCCATTTCATCGGCCAACATATCACCGCCAACGGATGCGCCGAATGATTGCACGCAATATTCACGGATCACGGCGCCCAAATCAATGATTCCCCGGTTGGATGTTGGATGTGGGAAATACTTCCCTTTGAAAACCTGCGTTCCATTTATTTCCAATTCCGCCACGTATTTATAATTCGGATATGTTACCGGATTGGCGGCGTGTGCATCGTAAACAACGTAAACAAGTGGATCGTTTACGCTTGAATATTGAACGGGTGTAAATTCGAATGTCATTGTGTTATATTGTTTATTATGTCAATTTTCAACGCGATGCCCAATTCGTTTTCCATTTCGACCAAAAATTCATCGGTGGCCTCTTTCCAAAACCGGCGCGGTTTGATACCCTTTTTCTTGATGAAATAAGACGCACGAACGGCGGCGCGTGTTGTTGGATCGGGCATCGCTTGGCCTTTCCTTTCCCTGGATGTTACGGCCCGGCTCACATTCCTGGCGGATGCGCCTTCCCTTTGAATCCATTGTTTTACGGATTTCACCATATCCCCCTCCGGATCAACGCCACGCGTTTTGAATGAAAACCGCGATCCGCGATCAACGGCCCATCCATTTACGCCCTCGTCCTGGTACGATGAATATTCCGGCGCCGTGATTCCGATTCGGTATGTTTTGCCATCGAATTCCAACATGGTTGGCTGCATTTCATCCGCCATTCGGCCGGACGATACAACATCCTTTTCGTTGATCTTATCGGCCACAATGTCGATATATTTGGCCGCCAATTGGACGATGGTATTGTTTACATCGTTAAGTTTAACCGGTTCGAAATTTGCCGTATCTTCCCCCAACAAATCGATGAACCCATCCGCCAACGCCTCATGCTGAACTTTTGCAAATGATGCCATTATTTGTTAATATGTTTTTGATATGATTGAAACGCCTTCAAATATGCCAAATCATTAAACGCCTGGACGACCGGCAAATCGAACGCCTCATCCAATGTGATGCCCTCATGTTCGGCGACTTGTTTTGCCGAATAAATCCACCCGTATTGATGAATGAACGGATGCGGTTTTTCCGGCTTTATTTCCTCGTCATCCTCATTTTCCTCCGCTTCAAATAAACCTTTGTACGAATCAATGAACGCAGCAAATGAAAGATAAAACCGCGAAATGTCTTGTAGTACATGGCGAATATTTGTTTTCAGTAATATTTCGGCTTTTTCGGTATGTGGCCGTTTGTCGTTCCAAATTGATGCGCCAACCAAATGCATAGCTTCAACTTGCCCCATCTTGATGAAATGTTGAATTTCCACAAATTGCCCCAATGTTATTTTGGACGCATCCGTTTCGAATTTGAACCGCGACCAAAACGGGCGTTTGTCAATATTGCGGAATTGTTTGGCGGCCTTATCGGAATACTTCAAAAACAACTTGGGTTCCATTTGGTCTACCTCGTCATAGGTCATGCCGTACATATCCATGACCACCCACGCGATTTGTGAAACCTCGTCATCCCCCTCGTTCCAAAATGCCGATACCCTTTGATAATCCGACAATGTCATGCCTATTGTGGCAATTTCGGCCGGTTTGTTGCGGCGATCTTTGACCCCCATAAAAAAGGCCCGGATAAACATCCAGGCCGTATCTTAACTAACAACACAACATCAATAATCGTCAGCGAATGAATATTCGCCGATGGCTTCAAATTGCGACAATTTATTCAATCCAACGTATCGGATGGCATCAATCGTATGGTTTAGGATATCTTCCGGCGCATTTAGTGAACGCCCTTCCCTATCCTTTGCCCATCGGTATTGGCGCAATTCCTTGATGATATTCAATGAATTTTTGGTGATCCTCATTTCATATCCTTGCAATCGGTCGATGGATGCTTTGATGGAATCCGGGCCTTTCCTGGCCGCTTCGACATAGAACCCGGCGTTTGTCAACTCCGCAATGGATTTCGGTTCCGCGGAATCCGCCACAATACACCTGGATGAATTGATCCCGTATTGTTTCAAATGCGCCACAATTTCGGCGTTGGTCAATTTGGTTTGATACAATAGTTCGTTGATGTAGATTCGGCCATCGTATCGATAAACCTCGACCAATGCCGTTGGATCGTTTGTGAATCCCCAATCGAGGCCATACGCGATGAATTGCGCATCGGATGGAATATTTTCGCATTGTTGCCAATTGGAAAAAATTACGCCCTCCAGGGAACCGATTTCACCCAGGCCATAGACCCGGAACCAATTGGCCCAAAACGCTGAACCGGCGTCGGCTTTTTCCTTTGCCTTCAAAATAAAGTTCAAAGCCGATTCCGGGCATGCTTCGTTGTCGGTGTAATTGATGATCAAGAAATCAACATCCGGATCATTGATCAATTCATCATGGAACCAAAACGGGTTTGTCGGGTTCCAATCCAGGAAAACACCTTGTTTCGTCCTGGATGCTAATTCGGTGTATGAATGAAATGTCATGTTGTTACACTCATTCATATACAACCAATCACGGCGCGCCCCTCTCAATTTGGCGTCATTGTCTGCGCTGAAAAACTCGATTTGCGATCCATTGCCGAACGTGTATTTGAAATCGGTTGCATTCCATCGATCCTCAAACCACCGGCCCGTTTCAAACATGATTTTTTTAAAATCTTTCATGGCGCCGCGTTTTAAATGTGGGATTGATTCCGCTACGATACTGATTTCGGAATACGGCGTTTTGGCTGCGATGTCAACCAATATCGGGATAATGGCATACGTCTTGCCGGCCGATGTTCCGCCCTGGACGCCACGAACAAATCGTTTCAATTTTAGAATCTTATTGATCGCGGTTGTTCGAACGAATGCCATTTCAGTTCATCAATGTTTTGAATACAAAATACCAAAACGAAATCCCGGTACCCAACAAAAGGCCCATTCCCAAAACTTTGTATTTATCAATTTTCATGTGATCATTTTGTTGACGTCAACGAAATGGTTTTATCTCAAGGAATGAACAACGGCCCTAAATAAATAATCTTTTGATTGTTGTTCTTTTGACAACATTTCAAACGGAACAATACATGGGTGAAATTTATTTTCGGGATCTTTTACTTCCCCATACTTCCATCCGTTTTGAATTTTTTCATTCATCCAATTATTGTGTGATGCATCCGGGCCGGCATCCGGATTGTTTATGTGAAATAAAACGCCATCAATTGCGGATTCTCTTTGCCACTCCGGCGCATCTTCCCATGATAGTTGACTTTCATCGCCTATCGAAATGCAATAGGCTTTGTTAATTTCATGTGCAACTTTTGCGACTTGTTCAATTGTCATATTGTTTGTTTTTATGATTCCGGAAACAATGGTTGTTCGATTTTCAAATCGGTTTGTGTTTTTTCAACCAGGCCCAATTTTTTGGCAATAATATTAGGATTGAACAATCCAACTGATGCGCCTTTAAAATTATGGACAAAGCAGTTTTTTTGTATACGCGTTATGATGGTGGAATAGGCATCGTATGAACCGCCTTTATTCGATGCGTAATCCCCCAAATCATTTATGATATCTTTGTCCGCCAAATAGCATTCAAAGCCTTCAAATGTTATTGGCGTTTCTAATGGTGTTTTCTCAATTCTACCATCTTTTCCAACATATTCGATTTTGTACATCGGATTGTTAAATTCGAATAAAACATATTCCTTAAATAACAACCAAAGTTTTGAAGGTGATTCAATGTACTTTTGTTTTATTGGCGGTTTATTATTTGCTGCTTTCTTTTTCATTTGATTGTTTTACATTAAGATTGTGCAATTCAATCATTATTTCGGATGCAACATCTTTATTGAACTTATACCATTCTCGCCTTGTTTTATACATTGAATATTTATCTTGAAAAGATTTTTCAATGTCATAAACATTTTTAAAATAATGCAATGACAATATTTCTAAATTAAATGGCATATAGGAATCAATATCCGCCAATCGTCTTTTTGGATTTGAACTAACACCAAATTTATAAAAATTGTCGTTTTGTGATTTTATAAAATACAAATACCCGTTTACATTATTTCTTTTATTCAATATTGTAATTGCTGAATATCCTTTTTGTTTAGGCAAAACAACATAATCGCCATTTGAATTTTTTTCAAATGGCAAATCAAATGTTATATCTTCTTCAACTATTTCAAGCATTTTTCTTTTTTGGTGCATCTAATTTTGATTTGTTTTCAAATACGAACCGGATCATTTCATTCACGCATGGTTGACAACCGCGGAAAGAAAATTCGGATGTTGGGTCAATGACTTTTGACAATCTTTCGAACTCGATAAGTTCCTCAATTGACGGGTGAACGTCGACGCCTGCGACGATGCGCTCATAAAGGAAAGTTTGAGATAATACGTCCATTGTTTTTTGTTTTAAAGATCCATGTGTTTTTTTATTTCAATTCTTGCTTTCTTAATCGTCTTGCAGATGCCGGAATACTCAATTCCCGTGATCGCCTCCACTTTCCTATAACTCCCATGTTCCGCGTAAAGTTCAAGCAATTTAGCATCGTACCAATATAATTTTTCCAAAGGTACAACAATGATTTCAATCGGTTGTTCGTCCGCAATATCGGAAAACGATTCTAAGGCCGTTTCCCGGCCTTGTAATTTCCGAAATGATGATCGTTCCCACCTAACCATATTGACAAGCATCTTAGCCACGTATGCAACGAATTTGCCACGTTCCCACAAATCAAGGATGTCGGATTCCGGTTTCAACAACAATTCCGTGAAAACGTGTTGTTTGACATCGTCCCGGATGTCGGGCGGTTGAATTCGCGCTAAACAATTTTCCAGGTCGTCCGACCGGTATAATTGCTCGATGATTTGTTTTGCGTTCACGATGTGAATTTAAGGAATTTTCGGGGGTGCGCAGCGATAGCGTAGCGCACTCCCTATGTATTTATTTTCTTTATAGTTATTTCAAACCGCTATCAATGAAATAGTTTTGTTATCGATTTGTTATTAATCATTTGATATTCAAATGTTTGAAAATTTGTTATTATATCTTTTTATATCAATTTAACTTTTATAACATTATATCAGTTTATATCGTTATTTTTGTCATAACATTTTAAAAAAATATAACATGAATATCAAAATCGAAAGACAAATGAAAAACCCAATTTTAGAAAAAGGGAAAAATCGTATTTATCCATTCCATGATTTGAAAATGGGTGATGCTTTTCATATTGAATTGAATGTTTTGGATAAGGTTGAATGTCGCCGCGTTTACATGAACGTTGTAAATTCATCTCGCAATTTTCAAAAAAAGGTTACAGGATCAAAGTTTTTCGTTTATAAAACTCCAACCGGTTTGACATGCTATCGAATGACCTAATCAATTGCTTCATATTGGCGCGATAACGTATTGAAACTGAACGATGTAAACCCAATTTTCCCAATCCACCACCAACGAATTTTTTGAACATAGGCCGTGACAACGTTCGTTTCGAAATCTCGA